CAGAAGTTCCTGATGGACTGGAAGTTTACCAGCGCCTACGCAATCGGAAAGAACCAACCAAGCTGGGAGCAGCAATTAAATTGTTACGCTTACCTTGCACAGCACGATCTGGAAATGAACATTGACAGGCTACAGGTCATTGCCATTTTGCGCGACTGGCAAAAGAGCAAAGCGGTCAACAGCAATAGCTACCCACAAGCACAAGTGCATGTGGTCGAGATATCGATGTGGTCTGTCGAAGAGCAACATGCATTCATCATGAGTCGGGTTGCCGCTCATCAAGACGCATGGTTTGAACATGACATTGACGGGTCTTTGCCAGAGTGCAGTGACGAGGATCGATGGAAAAGAGATTCGGTTTGGGCTGTGCAAAAGATTGGCGGCGTCAGGTCGGTCAAGAATTTTAACTCGCCGGAAGAAGCGGGATCGTTTCACCAAAAGATGAAAGCAAAAGAGGAGTATCAGGTAGTCGAAAGAAAAGGAGAACCGGTGCGATGCGTCGGGAATTACTGTCAGGTCGCGCAATTTTGCGACCAATATCAACAGGAGGTCAGGAATGACAATGAATAGAAAAGATAGAAATCAATTCATCATTGACGAGTTTGAAGAAGGCGCAAGCATCAATGATATTGTGGCGAACCCCCGCGTCAGTGTTCAGTACGGCGCTGTGCGACGAATCATTATTAACAGCATGGGCTATCAGAAATATAAACAAATTCTCAGGGGAGAGCGGAAGGTAAAGCCTGTCGCTGATAAGCAGGAAGAACAGAGAAAGTTGAAGCGTAAGAAGACTTTCTTGGAATGGCTGTTGGGGGAATAAAGAATGGCTAAATTTCACGAAGACCTAGTGGCGGCGTTGTCTGAAATTAACAACCCGCCTTTAGATGGTAGGGCTAACTACGGCAAGTATGCCACATTGCCAGCATGTCTGGAGACTGCTCGTTCAACACTGGCACAACATAACCTTTGTGTGGTGCAGATCACGTTGGTTGACCCAGACAGGTTGGTTACCCGCATCGTTCATTCGTCAGGAGAATTTCTAGAAGACGGTGGCGTCCCCCTATTGTGTGAGAATAACAACAACCCACAGAAGATGGGATCGGCAATCACTTACGCCCGGCGCTATGGATTGTGCAGCTTGCTTGGGATTTGTGGCGAAGAGGATGATGACGGGCAGCGCGCTACGCCGCAAAGAGAGTTACCTCAAAAGAAAGCAGCCAAGCCAGCCCCAGCCCCGTTGACGGATGAAGATTTTCACTCGGAAAAGGACGACATAGATTTGCTTGACCCAGAAGGGATCAAGGAAATCTATTGCCGTTTTTTCGATAATATCGGAGCAGCGGCTGAAGACACTGTCAAAGACATGGGTATCGATGACGCCCGTGAAGCCAAGCGTGATCTTGTAAAATTTTGGAAGGACAACGCAGGACAGCGAGAGGAACTACTACAGCGAAAAGACAAGGCTTCCGTAGAAGCTTTGTCGTTTATTACGGGCCAAGTCAGGCTGACGCAAAGCTGGCTTAAATCCCGCATCGCAAACCTAGAGGAGAATAACTGATGGCACCGTGGAAACTTGAGAACAAACCCAAGGAAAATAGTTGCAACCTTCGCCCAGCAAAAAACAAAACGAAGGACTCGCAAGCTGACTTCCGGGGGAACCTGCACATCTCTAAAGACCTCGCGAAATTTCTCATTGAGTGTGCGAAAGAAGGTAAGGAACCGCTGCTGTCTGTGCAAGGATGGGACAACGGCGTGGTTAACCGTGCGAAGGAAGGGCAGTACGGCCCCAACATTCGGCTGTCCGTTCAACAGTATGACGAGTCATGGATGGATAAAGGACCGCAGCGTCCGCAGCCAGCAGTCGATAATGACATCGATCTTGATGATGACATTCCATTTTAAGAGGCGGTGTTATATGAGTGAGAAAACAACATTTAATTTTGTGGTCGAAGCTGACCAACTTGAGCGATTGCGGCGAAGATCAAAGCAAGAGGAAAGGAGCATCGGGTCTTTGATCAGAGAAGGTCTCGAATACATCTTAACCAATCGTAGTTACGAGCAAGGCATTCGTGACTGCTGTCAGTGGTTGCGTAAGTCTACCATCGTTGGCGGTAAAGACTTGCCTGACGGTAGGACATTCAATGAGTTCCTTTGTGATGAAATGTCCTCTGCTTTGAAGACTACTGACGCATCTGGGAAAGAGGATTCTCAAGAGCCTTCTTAATTCTATCCGCTACCGATATTTCTAAATCTTTTATGGACGCCTTTGTATCTTTTTCGAGGGCGTCCATATTTCTTCTGACTGCCTCTCGTCTAGCATCAAAACGATCTTGTTCTTTTTCAAGAACCTTACGAGTGTCGTCCTGAATTGCTTTGATGCGGCGGTCCATATTCTCCGCAATTCTTTCAATGCGAATGATCTCACCCTTGAGATCGCGCTTGATTGCCCTTGCCTCGTCTCTTGCCGCGTCAGCAGAGTCTTGGATACTCTGCTCTAGCTTTTCAAAAACAACCATCTCTTTACGAAGGGCAGACATATCTGAGGTTAGGATCGCAAGTCGCTTATCAAATCCTGACAAGTCAGGAGCAGCATAGTTTTCTATTTTCTCTCGCATGTCCATGTAGTCTTTATAAAATTCGAAACCTCCCCACATTGCGCCACCCGAACTAGACAAAGCAGTAAGAATGACAGCTATCTTCCCGCCTCTAAATCTAACTCCACCTACTTCGACCTCTGCCATCTCACTCACTCTCCATTAACAACCAATTATTTCTATGAGCTTCTTTGATCTCTTCCTTGCTTTGGCCGTGGTACGCAACAGCATTGTGCGTCTTGATAAGCAAGCTATTTACAGTGGTGTTATCCACCACAAACGCGCCCAAGATGCGACCAAACTTTCCTCGTGACTTGTCAACCCTAGTTCTCAAAATCTGAGAGCTTTCAAGCGGAAGGTGATACTCCACAAAAGCTTTGGCGCGAAGGCCGTACTTCTTCTCTTCCTTGTCGCGGGTTCTGCTTTCGGGAGTATCTACTCCATACAAACGAACTCGCTGCTTGGACAGCCAAACACCAAACCCCAAGTCGATGTCTACATCTACTGTGTCTCCGTCAACTACCCTGACCACCTTGCATTTATATTCGTACATATCTGCTACCTGTATTGCGTGTCTATCAAAGCACTGTGACCTGCATCGCTGCCGCCGAACAGCATGTACTCGGCAAAATTATTCTTAGGCAAAGACCCGTCTGGGATAGTTGTCGGTTGGAAGAACCCCTGTATATCTTTGAGTGCTGACTGCTGTTTGAATATACCGCTGCTGGCTGAGATCACATTCATAACCGCCAGAGTTCTGATCTGATTTGTTGCATCGTAGCGCGACTTGTCGTTCATCTTACCCATAATTTTTTTACCGGCCTTCTCCTTCGCCTTTTGCGCCACGGCTTTTTTCGGCTCCGCTTTCTCTTCCTTAGCTTCCCTAGTATCTGCGGGTCGCTCTTCCGTCGCCTCAGGCTGCTCCTCAGGCTGCTCCTCAGGCTGCTCCTCCGTCGCCTCAGGCTGCTCCTCAGGCTCTGACTCGTCAGGCTGTGCCTGTTCAGGTTCCGATTGCGGCTCCGCCTCTGGTTGCGGCTCTGGCTGCGGCCCAACTTCTGCTTCTATTTCTGCAACTACCGACTCTGAAACCGAAACTTCTTCGGGGGCCGCTGGTGCCGCAACAACAGGTGGGGCCAATTCGATTGTTGGTATTTCTTGCACTTCAGCTATCTGAATAGGAGCAAGCGGCGCTATCTCAGGCTCAGGAGCAGGGGCGGAAAGCACGGGGGCAGGGGCACCAGTAACTATTGGGGCGCTGATCTCTTCAGTAATCAGGTCAATGACTTCCGCCTCTACCAGCGTAATAAGATCAAACGTGGTTGTAAGAAAGGGCGCGGCAAACCGTGGCCCAAAAAATCCAGTTGAGAAGCCAGCGTCAATGCCGAACAACTCAAAACCCCCAGTAAGTTCTGTAAAACTGTTTGACGGTATGATCTGGGAGAAATCAAAAGAACGAACGCCCGTGAAATCCAATTCAACTTCATGCTCAAACTTGTGAACGACAGAGTTCTGCTCTGACAGAGTAAGCGTTAAATTAAAGATGTCTTTGCAGTCCGATCCCTGCATTACGTTCCCGCCTACGCATGACGAAAGAGTAGAGTTACTGGAATGAGATTCAACATCTACGCCGTAGTCCATTGTGAACCCACGATTGATGTCATCAATGGTCATGTTGTCTTCAAAATTAAACGTAGTGGAGTAAGTTCCTCCCGGCCCTTGAGTACCCGCTGTGCAAAACTTTCCAGCTTCGCAACCTCGTTGAGCGCCAGTGCCAGCCCCCGTTTTAGTCCCACCTGACGTAGTAAACTCACTCATGCCGGGGAGTTGATTGGCAGTTGTTTCTGACCCGACTACAACTTCCGTACTTTGAGATATCGCAGCACCGGAAAAAAGCATGACGCACACAGCAGCACAGACTGACGAGTAAATATAATTACTCAGCGTTTTGATTGAGGTCTTCATCGTGCCACTCGTCTTCTAATCCACCAAGTCTTCCGCCCTCTTCTTTCCCCTGCGCCTTCTTTACTAAATCGATATAGAACATAGACTGGTTGGGAGCTTCGAGATAATTCTTTTCCCAAGCCACTACTGCATCCTTACCAATTTTCCCGCGATAGGGGCACGGCGTTGCGGACATCATCATGGCGTCAAACACCCGCGAGTCCTGACATAGAAGACTAACTCCAGCGACTTTCATGCCCATGCCGTAGAGACTACGGGCCAGCTTAATTCTTTCGCAGTTTTTATCGATAACAGTGTGGCCCGTGGACAATCCAAAGAACCCTGTCTGTGCCCCGACGCTCATACCGGAGCGGCATACATCGTTATTGTTTACCACGATGCTTGGAGCAGATGCTGTAGGCGGCGTCTTGTCAGTTACCACTGTAGAACTGACTGTGTTTGTGTCAGCAGAATTTGCCTCGCTAAGAGGCGCAAGCCCAGCAAAGAGAATGACGAGTATGAAAACAAATGCGTTCTGTTTCATTTCTTCGACTTGTCATTAGTGCCTTTCTCAGGCTTTGGCTTAGGCTCTACCGCCTGTTCGTAGTAAATAATAATCTGTTTTTGCTGACCGATGTATCTCTGTAACTCAGCCATATTAAGAGAAAGAGTTTCGTAGTCCCTCACACTAAATGCGTAGAACAAAAACTCCCCATTCCGCTTGGTGTATTTTTTTTTGAACTGATCAAAGTTCCGATCTGTTACGACATACCACGTTATGTCACTCAGTTTCAGTGGGCGTGGCCGCTGCTGTGTGGGAATAACCCGCTCAACTTGAACGGTCTTTACCTCTATCTGCTTAATCGGGTTCCAGCTACCGCAACTACTTAACAGCAGCAGAGTCGGGGGGTAAAGCAGTAAGGCTTTCCAACCTCTCAAAAAGCTTTTTTGTTCCATTGTTAATCTTACTCTCCACCAAGTTAGGCTTCTTCTGGCTCAACCTAGTCAAATCGTGTTTCCGTAATTTATCTATCAAGTTATTCCTGTACTCTTCAGCCTTCTGTAACTCAGTCGCTAGCTTTTTATTCAGGACACGGAAATCTTCCGCATCCTCAACAAGCGTTTGGATTGTATCGTCTTGCTGTTGTTTGGCCACTTCAAGTTTAGCATTGTTCTTTGTCAGCGTTTTAATTCTTTGCTGAGTGTCCTTATAATAATAATACCCACCATAGCCCACGCCACCCACAAGACCCAGCACCACAATAAGAGCGTAAACCTTTAGCATCGATCTAAGCTCCTATTTTTTAGCACTCATGTATGCTGTCATCCCCATGAACGAACCGACGACACCAGCCATTCCGATGTAGAAAAGGCCAAAGAGATCAGCCAAAGCTTTAATCCGAGAATCAGGAAAAATAGGAAGGAAAAGAAAAGCAGTAAAAACGAGCATGGATATAATAGAAATCCAAGCCATCTTTCTTTGAGCGTCTGCCTTTTCTTCTGCAACTTCGGTTTCGTGTATGGCCTTGACTGTTGCAAGTTCAGCATCGCTAACCACACCATCCCCATCAACGTCGTACTCCTCGTAAATGCTGTCCTTTTGCAGGGTTTTCTTTCTCTTAGTAGCCATTGTCCTCTCCCGTCTTCATCATGTCACTCAAAACATTTGCGCGGTCACCCACTTGCCTTGCCCACTTCGAGTCAAGCATCTCAACACTAGCCTCTTCGTAGCGCCCGTTCTCAATATGAGCGAGTGTGTTGACAAACTTAGACAAGGAGCCAAGCCCCATGTTGAAAGCCATGTCCACCACAACCCTCTGACGCACGTCATCCATACCAGACCACCACGGGAAGGCGCTCTCTACTTCTTCCTGAAAGTCCCTGATGTCATTGGCAAGCATCAACTCGATCTCATCATCTGATAGACCTCTATCCTTGAGATTGCGCCCCACGCCAATGGTCTCAATGCCTTCTGTGTCAAGGTACACTTTAGATCGCACCCCTTCGTGAACCTTCAACTGTGTTATTAACCTGTCAATATCCATAATGCCTAGCCTCGTTTAAGTTACTGGTAACTTGTAGCCATAGAATTTCCGTGACCAGCGCCTGTGCCTTAGCAACGGTCTCCATATGTATGGAAAGGCCCAGCTTATTTTCATAACCGTCGAGTTAATCAGGTTATACGGAAACCTCATAGGTCTCATATAATCTATAAACAGTATCACCCGTAACTCGTCAGTTTCATTGACGGCGTAGTGATTGTATGTGTCATCAAACAGAACGACCTCGCCATTCTGCCAGTGATACTTGTCACCCTCTACGTTGATGTGGCACTTCTTTGGATCGGGTATAATCAAACCCATATGCATACGCAGTACCCCAGCCCACGGCCCTTCGTGTGGGTTAAGCACCTTTTCTGGGCCTAAGACAGAAAGGTACGCAGAAACAACCCGCCTGTCTTTGTTGAGTATGCCCATGAGGGCGGGGAAATTAGAAGCGTTCTTCTTAAAAGTTATGCCAGCCCCCTTAAGAAAGAACATGCGCCACTTGTCGTCGTTGCTTATGTAAGTCTGATCCGGGGATATATCTTGGAATGGCGCGAAGTCATCGTATCGCTCCATAATTTTTTTGGTCTCGTCCAGTATAGGGGAGTAGTTTTTTTCTAACTCACTAGACAATGGGGTTGAAGAGGGATCAAAGAACCTCCTGTCTCCCCACAGACAGGCTTTGCGAAAGGGCTTCTTTACAATCTGTGCAAGCCTGTAAGCACTCATTGCACTGCTATCTTTCTGAGTATCGGCACCGCTGCTGTGATAGCTAATTCCTGCTGCCTAATGATGTTAAGCAACTCCCTCTTTGCTTCCGGGTCAATCGATGACCTGAGGATTTCGTTCTTCTGTTCTCGCACCTCCTTAAGCTGCTGACGAATTCTCTTTACCTCATTCTCCAAGGCAAGAACCGTTCCCCTCTTAGTCACAATCTCTGTAATCTTTTCGGCATCGCCTTCACGCTCAGCCGCCTTAAAAGTATTAACGGCTGTTTTAACAAGCTGGTCTAGCTCATAGAACTGAATGACAGTGCCGCGACTGTTAGGGTCTTGGAAGAAGCTCCTCACCATAGGAAGGCTGTACCAATTCTTATCGGGAGGTAGCGACTTATCGGGAGATTGGAACGCATCTATCATATGACTTGCGGCTGACAAAGCATAGCTTCCCAATGTCCCGGTATACCCTTTGATAAGGTGATCAATTTTGAGCGGAGACATATTTAATTGTTTGCCGAGATTAAGCGCAAGACTGCTGGTCCCTTGGAACTTCTTATAGTCAGAGTCCAAGCTCTTCATATAAGCAGGAACAATCTCTCTCCCCGAAAAGACTGAGTAATTAGTAATTACCTCCACAGCAGGAGTAATAATCTGAGGGGGGTTAACTGCTAGTGTTGAGGTGACGCCTCTCCTCAAAGAATCTAGAACATCTTGCCCTGTGTCAGAGTCAAACGACCATTGCATAATCCGCTCAGGTATTGTCTTAAATAAGAAACCAACCTCAAACG